GATCGAGCAACTATGCGGTATTCACGGGAGATATTTTCGAAGTCCTGATCGGAAATGGAGGGTTACGCATCAAAAACGGGAAAGTATATAAGACCAACAGCGGAACAGGTGGCTGGACCGAGATATAATAATTATGGACAAAATATTTAATAAAACGAAAAAGGTGTTGGAAGGTATTGCTACAAAGCTGTCCGAAGCGCTTATGACCGTGCAAGGATGGCTTATAGGACTATTGATCGTCATCGTGAATTTCTTCGCTGGGTACCAGCTCGTACTTTATGGGGTGCTTATTGCCGTAGCCTTCGACGCTTTGTTTGGAATATGCGTTGCTCGAAAGCGCGGAGAATTTATCCTGTCAGAACTCCTGCGGGCTACGATATTCAAGCTGGCAGTTTACTTCAATCTGATCGTAGTATTCGTTTTCATCGATAAATTCGTTACGACAGGAGGCAGCGAAACGAAGATTACGACCGTGATCCTGGGTTCTGCCATTTGCCTGGCAGAAGCATGGTCGAGCTGTGGCAACGCTTTAATCATCAATCCGAACTTTCCATTCTTACGTCTGTTTCGAAAAGCATTGACCGGAGAAATAGCCCGCAAACTCAATGTAAATCCTGAAGATGTAGAAAACATATTAAACAGCACAAAAAAATGACCAGAGGACTTCGTAACAACAATCCCGGGAATATCCGCAAGGATGGAACCCATTGGAAGGGAGAGGTGGAACCTTCCCGCGACGCTGCATTCAAGCAGTTCGAATCTATGGCGTGGGGATACCGCGCGATGTTCAAATGCCTGAACACTTACAGCCGAAAATACGGGCTCGACACCATTCGGAAGATGATTTCACGCTGGGCACCCCCGAGCGAGAACGACACGGATGCATATATCCGTACGGTATCCGAATTGTCCGGCGTCCCGGAAAACGGATGGATCACGGCAACCAACCGCGATGTGATGATCCCGATAGTCGCAGCTATGTCGCGCGTAGAAAATGGCGTTGATGCCTGCATGACGGACGTGATGGCCGGCTGGGATCTGTTCATCAACGGTTGATAGCTCGTACTCATTATGGTACTGCGGAAAATAATCCTGATTCTCCTTCTGACCGGCTTGTTCTTTGTCGGATGGTGGCTCGGCAGGCGATCCGTCGATGTCCGTATCATCGAGCATACTCGAATCGATACGGCCTACTTCGAAAGACCGCAACCGCATAAAATACTGTCCTCGGCTATTTCGGTAGAGGTGCCGAAATGGTTGTTCGCCCCAGCGGATACCACCTTTACCACCGTAACAATAAATCCCAACCGGGACAGTGTGCCGGTACAGCTGCCATTCGAACGCCGGGAATATCGCGACAGCAGCTACTTCGCCATAGTGAGCGGAATAGCCCTGGGCGACTGCCACCCTACCCTTGAACACATCGAAACATACGGACGTACTATCACGCAGCAGAAAATAATCCGAACGCCCTACCGATGGCAACTCGGGCCTGCCGCAGGCGTCTATTACGTTAATCGCACGGGTGGCGTATGGATCGGAGGGCAACTTCACAGAAACATCGGAAGGTTCAATATCACGGCATCCCTCGGCTGGGACCCACGCGATAACGGCCCCTATGTTCAAGGAAGCATAAGTATGGATTTATGGCGGAAATAACTTTTTAACGAATTATAATTATGGAAACAATTAAAAAAATCGGACTGCTTTTCCTTGCCTTCTTCTCATTCGTTTGTATTGTGGGTGGGATAGGAACACTCTACTATTGCCAGGTCGAAAGCAGCAACTTGTTCGCAACCGGGTTGATTCCCGTCGGGGCAATCTACTTCTACCTGCTTTGGCCGACATTGAAAAAGTATCTGTTCTAACAGCTTTCGCCCGTCAGGGGTGGGCGTAAAAAAAGCCCCTGCCTTTATTAGCGTCTCTCTTGCCTTCCGCTAATAATAGAGGTGCCAACACACCACGACAGGGGCTGTAAAGCCTTTGCAAGTGTGTTGGCACTTATTTTTATTTGGTAAGAGAGTGAACAAAGGCAAGAGAAATATCCTATATGTGCAAATCTGAACTTTACCGACAAATTCTCGGCACGGTATCGCAAGAAACGGAGATTTCGGAAGAGCGAATACTATCCAAAGCCCAAAACGCCGAGATCGTGGATGCCAGGTATTTACTGGTCTATTTCCTCTGGAGGCAGGGATTTCACGCCCTGGTCATATCCTCGCTGATGAACTTCTCACGACGGCCCATAGAGAAGATGATTTCCCAATTCGATCTTCGTCGCAAACAAAGCGGTAAAATGTTCGAAATGCTCCTCGTCCGTATTGCGTCCAAACTCCGTCCCACCTGCGACTGATACGATTGATTCTCCCATCGTTCATGTCGATTTTTGCATTGTGAGCTCAACGGCAGCGTCCGCCGAACGGACGCAACAATGTAAAAGTCTAAAACAATGAACGAAAAAACTTTAGTGTTCGACAACGGTGGCGCAATGGACGGCAACCTCGTGGCCGCGTTGATGAACGGAAACAACCGCAATAACGGCTACGGCAATGGCTACGGCTGGGAGTGGATGTGGATGATCCTGCTCTGGGCTCTCTGGGGCGGCAACGGATGGGGTGGCTTCGGCGGTCGCGGAAACGGACTCTCGAATCTTCCCGCCGAGCTGAACGGCGACGCAGGGCGTCAGCTGCTGATGAATGCCATTCAGGGAAACGGCACCGCCATCAACCAGCTCGCATCTTCGCTCAACTGTTCCGTACAGCAGATTCAGACCGCTCTGTGCAACATCCAGGCACAGTCGGGCCTCTCGGCGCAGCAGATCATCAATGCCGTGCAGTCCGGCAACGCACAGGTGCTTTCGCAGATGGCCTCCTGCTGCTGCGATGTCCGCACCGCCATCGAGCGCCAGGGCTACGAAAGCCAGCTCGCAACGCTCAATCAGACCAACACCCTGACGAGCAACGCCAACACGCAGTTCAATGCCCTCGGCTCGAAGATCGATGCCCAGACGCAGGTCATCAACGACCGTTTCTGTGCCCTCGAGATGCGTGAGATGCAGAACAAACTCGACGCCGAGCGTGCCAAGAGCGCGGCATTGGCCGGGCAGCTCTCCCAAGAACATCAGACGGCGACGATCATGCAGTCGCAGGCCCAGGCCGTAGCGCCCATCAACGCTGCGATCGGCGATCTGAGCAACCGGCTGGCAAAGATCGAGTGCGGCCTGCCGCCTACGACTGTGTATATGCCGCGAATATGGCCCGGGCCGATTACTGGGGATCATCCATTGCCGATGAACAACACCTGGCCCTGTTCGTCAAGGATTTCATCGACGATGAAGACGCCTATCCCGGGCTGCCCTTCACACGATATTTCGCCGATCTGATAGGGTCGGGAACAAATGTTCCGTGGGAAGATGTCCTGTAACAGAATCAAATCCAGAACGCGGCTCGAAAGACCGTATGTGAGGATTCAAAAAGTGTATTCAACGACATGAAGCTGCGGGATCTGAGGATAGAGAACTATGATTGGCATGTGCGGTTTTACTTCGCCGTACATGGCTATCACACGCGCTCTATCCTTTTTTCTTTGGAACAGATAGAGTGTCCCAGGCCAATTATGGAGCGAGTACGGGAAAATTTGGAAAAGGCCGATATGGATTCGGGATTCACCTATTCCAACAAGACCCGGCGAAGGTCTGTCGTAGTCGTAGGATTGGCGTCATCCCAGGCACAATTCCTGAACTCTTTCGAGCATGAACTGCGGCACCTGTGCGACGACATCGCCGTAGCATCCGCAATGCCGATGCAAGGCGAAGAAGTAGCCTATCTGACAGGACAGATAAATACAATGCTTTGGAAAGATATTCACCAATTTATTTGTTGCAAAGGTAAATGCGACGGTTATGGACGAACAAACTAAATATCTGATGTCATTGTTGGAGATCAGCGAATGCTGCTACCCTATTTATGTAGCCGTAATCTGCGAATTGATAGAATCGATATAATAGCTGGATAAGATCGGCTTTTATATCTTCGTCAATGTCCCGACAACGTGCGAAAGGCGCACTTCCTTCGTGTGCCCCGAAAGATACGTTATAAAGTAGCTTCACGTCCGGCTCCCGCCCAATAGAGTTCAATGCTTGAAACGACATTAACAGAATGAATCAAAAGAACACTTTTATCGTCTAATTGCAATTATGCAATAGGATGAACGGATGTAATTCTACATCATATATTCCGAATTGCACGGTTATTATCCTCTCCCTTTCCGCAAATTCATCAAAATAAAGGCAGCTCCTGCTGCCATCCGTCAATGTGTTCTCTAATATTCCTTTTGAATTTCCGCCATAAAAACGGCAAGGATTTGTGTGCCTTGAATCGACAGACGAAATCATGGCGATAACTCACGCCCATCCTTGCTTCCCGGCAGATAATCATTTCGAGCAATCGATTCCGTGAATAACTGATGTATATTTCGGAATCGTCACGTGCCCCGCCTCTGCGTTCGTTTTTCCTATATCGTCCCATTTGCAAATTCCGAATAAATCATTATATTTGTATAGGTGTGAGGGGGGATTCTTCGGAATTGCCTCTTTTTTATTCATCTTCGAAGGCGTCCGGTACTTCTCCGGAATGTTCCCGACAAAAACCGATTGGCCGGATCTCTGGGCCGCTGCAATCTTCGAAAACAATAATTGCCATGTTTCCGTCCGATCTGCATCCAATCAATTCACAACTATTCGGAATGTCGATTCTCACCTCAAATCTCCGATTCATAGCTGCCTGCTTTTTGAGTATATCGCCGACCGCAACTCTCCAAAACGCGGATTAAGTGCCTCCGGTGTTCTGGTGTATCCTTATCCGGAGCAACATAAAACGTTACCCCCGCAATTCGAATTATTCTCGTACATTTATTTTCTATTGCCAGAAGTTTAGCACGATCTACTGTACCGTTTTTAGATGTATCTACTGCCATATGAATAAAAAAGGGAGCGATTTTGCCTCTCCCGGTTAAAACTTCTCTTTCCTTATTTGTTCTTCCAGCTCTCTTTCCGCCTTGCGTATGTCCCTCTGCAACTCCTCCAGCCGGGTGATCTGTTCTTCACTCATGCGTGGACACCCCGAGAGCCAGCTGCTGTAATTGGGCGTACTAATTTTGCCGCAGGCGATACTCCCCACCCGCAGACAGTAATCGTAATACTTTACAAACTCATCTTCCGGAGCGTCCCGGTCTATGTCGGTGATGATGTCATCCATCCCAACTATATAGTCCGCGCATTCGGTGATCCCGCCGAGATCAAGTTCGACCCAGGCATTGGCCACATATTCTTGTATTCTTTCCTCAATTGTTTTCATTTCTCATTGTTTTTGAAATATTCGACGATCTCCTCGACTGTGGCTTTACGTAGCTTGCCTAACCAATCTATATTTGCATTGTTTCGTAGGCATCTGATATACAGCCCTCGTTCAGATATAAATATCTGTTCAATGTCATTCTCGTCGTTCATCGCGGCCAGCGCCTTGAATAATTCGACATTCTCTCCGCAGTCGTAGGACGGATTATCTTCATTGGTATTATCTACTTTGAACCACCCGATATTATACCCGGTATCTCTGTCATAATCCGGGATGCCGTGTACTTCGTAAGAAGTTTTCAGCCGTTCAATCCGATTGCAATGCAATGTATTCCAGCCGTCGAACAGGCAGCAGGGACATACATAATACCCGATTCCTTGCAGCCATTCGGTCAGCTATTTTCGCTTCTCTGGGTTATTAACCCTCACGAATGCAGGTGTTAAAAAATTCATGTTTTTTTGTAATTAATTGATCTAATGATTTCACTTACGTTGGCTTTGCGATTTCCGACGGCAACAATTCTATCCATATCCCAACCGAGATTTATTCGTGATTGTAATCGGCGATAATCAATGCCTAATTCCCTCGCCCATTGAGCCATCGTGAGTGTCCGTCCCATATAAGTCAAATATCGGTTTGATCTGGTGTTGTTGTGTTGGTCGATAACGTAAACCAACCTGCAATTCGCAGGCTCATAGTTTCCATCATTGTTAATTCGATCAACAGTTAGTCCCTTTTGGCACCCATTCCCAATAGCCCAATTGTAGAAGTCCACAAATGAATTATTCCATGCGTCGCAAAGTTTAATGCCACGTCCACCATAATAATGGAAATTTTTGTCTTGCGGGTTATTGCACCGTTGTTTTATTGCCGCCCATACGTTATATAGGGGATGCCTGCGCAGATTGTGCACCGTACACATTGCTCTCGATGAATCTAATTTTTGACATCCACACGATTTAGTGTTCCCGGAAAGTAGATTATTATTCCGCACCACAATATACGCCCCACAACTACACCTACATTTCCAGTGTACAGACCAATTGCTACCATTGTGGGAGAACTCAATAACCGTTAATCTCCCAAAAACTTTTCCTGTCAAATCATTTTTGAAACCCATAGTTGTCTCATTTAATGTTGTTTTGTGATTAAAGAAAGATAATAAAATATTATCCAACAAAACAACGCGGACAAAGCAAGGGGTTGTGAATTTCATTCCTCGTTCAGTCTTTGTTTGAATGCGTTTAATGCACTACAATCGGGGCAATTTCCCCCATTACTTGTTTGTATTGAGTAAATTGGACAATCCTTGCAAAATGCTTCGATAGCTTTATTCCACATTCTTTCCTCGGCTTCCTGCTCGGCGAGTTCGGCTGTAGTAGTCATTGCCGTTCGAAGTTGCCATTTGCCGTGGTCAGACAAATCGGCTACAATATGTTTCATAGCCCTGTCAATAAACTCCTGGGCCTTTTTACTTTTCATACTCCTTTTTCAATGCCTTAATCGTTTCCACAAAATCTTCCACTGTATGAGTAGGGGTTATCCCGAATCTACGACAAAAATCATCCTCTTCGTCATAGTCGCACAGCCAATATTCATAGTTATTCGCCAATATCGCCTTATGCCGAAGCCCGCAAATCAAAGGGGAGCCTCGTCGTAATCCAAGCGCATTCATTTTCATATGGAAATAAGGATCGCCGCTTTGATACAAGTACGGAGATCCAAAAAGCGCAACTCCAAACACTTCGCCTTTCATTGCTCGCCTCCTTTCAACAATTCGGGGTTGTCGGCCTTGCTTTTGTCGAAAAAGCGGATTCCGCCATTGATATACAGTGTGTCGATATTCATCCCCTGCTTCAACAAATCGTAGATTCCGGTTGTCGCTATCCCAATTGCAATGACGGAGATAGTAAGAATAACCAATATTACGCCCCATACAATCGAGCGATAGGGGGCCCCGTATATAATACCACGTAAAACAATTGTCAGTGTTCCAATAAGAAAACTTGTAAGTAAGCGTTTTTTCATTTCCTTTCGTATTCGTTTATCGTTTCAAAAATCTGCAATGCCACCTGCGGGACTATGGCGTTTCCGCAGGCTTTGACAGCTTCCCGGCGCCACCGAGGAAAGGCGATACCAGCCAATTCCCCGGGAAACCCATCATCTCCGCCACATACAGGGGGTTGAGTCGGGAACCCGTTCCAGTCCGGTATTCGTCGCTTTGCATCGCTGTTTTGGGTAGTCCGTTGCGTATGCCCTGACTGGCAGGAAGCGTTACATTCTTCGCATCGTTGGCGGTCGGAGTAGGCAACAATCCCATTTTCGACGCCATTGCCAGCGTCGGACGTTCCGACGCATTCGGGGAGAGGCTTTTGTTCATTCGGCCGCTTCCTGCGTCTATCGCCGTCGGGGTGGGCAACAGGCTCAACGGCATAAAAACCATCTTCCCGTTCACGCATCGCTTCAGCCCCTGCGTCTGTACGGTGGGCAACAAACCAACATCTGTCCCGACGGTGGGGAGCGCCGACACCGCAAGCCGGAATAATGTACGGCTGCACCTCGTATCCTGCCGCCTCCAGGTCAGCGCACACCTGTTCGAAGACCAACCCTTCCGACCAATTAACGATTCCGTAAACGTTCTCGCCAACGACCCAGCGCGGTCGAACAGTCCGAATAACGTCGAGCATTGCGGGCCACAGGTAGCGATCATCCTCTGTTCCTCGCCGCTTTCCTGCGAGGCTGAACGGCTGGCACGGGAATCCACCGGTAAGCACGTCGATACGGTCTTTCCAAATGGTAAAATCTGCTGTTCGTATGTCTTCGTATTGCTTTGCATTGGGAAAGTGGTATTTGAGTATGGTTCGGCAAAAAGGATCGATCTCGCAGTTGAAAGCGTTCGTCCAGCCAGCCCACTCGGCGGCGAGGTCGAACCCTCCGATCCCACTGAATAGTGATGCGTGGGTCATAAGAGATCATCGGTTATCCCCGTTTCCGTCGATCACGCCGCGCTCGCGGCGGCTGGCGAGTTTGTCGAGGTTCTGCTGCATGACCTCTTCGAGCGTGAAGCCGAAGCAATCGGCAATGCCCGCGATAAACCACGCACAATCCCCGACCTCTTTCATCAGCTCGGATTTGTAACCCTCCACCTCTTGCAGATCACCCGTATTGAAGACCAAATGATCCATATCCAGCCGGCACACTCCCTTTCGGCGCCATTTGGCGATCTTGTCGGCGATTTCGCCAATCTCGGCCATCAGACCGAAAAGCATATAGGTCGCATTCTCGCAACTCGGCAGCCGCGTACTCATCGCGCGTGTCTGATATTCGTTCGCCCGCATAGTTATTTCGAATTTTTCCTGTTAAACTTCCTCTCAACCAGATCGCATAAATCCAGGTACATCGCATCGGCATTCTTCTCTTTCACTCTCTCCCGGAACCCCGCTATATTCGACAGCCAGCAGCCGCAACGGACATAAATGCCGTCTTGCAGGTTGAAAAAGTAAACCTTGCTGCCAATCCGAGAGCCGAACCCGACAAAAGCCAGGAAAGGATAATCGCCGATATATTCGCCTTTCCCTTCGAAGGAGCACTCCTCACCGAAAGAGCAATCCTCACCGAAAGAGCACCACTTGCCGAAAGAGCACCACTCGCCGAAGGAGCACTCCTCACCGAAAGAGCACTCCTCACCGAAAGAGCAATCCTCACCGAAAGAGCACTGCTTGCTGAAAGAGCACCACTTGCCGAAAGAGCAATACTCACCGAAAGAGCACCACTCACCAAAAGAGCACGCCCTGCCGAAGGAGCACGCCCTGCCGAAGGAGCAGCACTTGCCGAAAGAGCAACACTCGCCGAAAGAGCAGCCCTTGCCGAAAGAGCACCACTCACCGAAAGAGCACCACTTGCCGAAGGAGCACCGCTCGCCGAAGGAGCACCGCTCGCCGAATATTTGTATATCACTGTAATCCCCCGAGGGGCATTGTTTGATTCCGTCGATCACCTCGAAGGCGTTGAAATCCGCTTGTGTGTATTTTTTCATTTTCTTTAGTCCGTTAAATTCAATTCGATGATTCCGTCTATTTTACAATCCTCGATCCCGATACACTCCAACAGAGCCGGGATGCGTACAAGAGGTTTGGCCGGGTTGAAGTCGTAGCGGCCCGAAATCCGACCGTTGAGAGAGCTGATGATCCATATCCAGCCGGCACACTCCCTTTCGGCGCCATTTGGCGATCTTGTCGGCGATTTCGCCAATCTCGGCCATCAGACCGAAAAGCATATAGGTCGCATTCTCGCAACTCGGCAGCCGCGTACTCATCGCGCGTGTCTGATATTCGTTCGCCCGCATAGTTATTTCGAATTTTTCCTGTTAAACTTCCTCTCAACCAGATCGCATAAATCCAGGTACATCGCATCGGCATTCTTCTCTTTCACTCTCTCCCGGAACCCCGCTATATTCGACAGCCAGCAGCCGCAACGGACATAAATGCCGTCTTGCAGGTTGAAAAAGTAAACCTTGCTGCCAATCCGGGAGCCGAACCCCACAAAAGCCAGGAAAGGATAATCGCCGATATATTCGCCTTTATCTTCGAAGGAGCAGCCCTCGCCGAAATAGCAGCACTCGCCGAAAGAGCAGCACTCGCCGAAAGAGCAATACTCGCAGAAGGAGCAGCACTTGCCGAAAGAGCACCACTCGCCGAAGGAGCACCACTCGCCGAAGGAGCAGCCCTCGCCGAAGGAGCACCACTTGCCGAAAGAGCAATACTCGACGAAGGAGCAACACCTGCCGAAGGAGCAGCCCTCGCCGAAGGAGCAGCACTTGCCGAAAGAGCAATACTCGCCGAAGGAGCAACACCTACCGAAGGAGCACCGCTCGCCGAATATTTGTATATCACTGTAATCCCCCGAGGGGCATTGTTTGATTCCGTCGATCACCTCGAAGGCGTTGAAATCCGCTTGTGTGTATTTTTTCATTTTCTTTAGTCCGTTAAATTCAATTCGATTATTTTAACAGTTCGTTCAGTTTCTCCAGCACCCGGGGAACCTCCTCGTCCGTGGCCGTACACCAGGCGCTCGCTATGCTCGTCTCCTCCCGTATCAGAACGTCGATCCATTCCGTCATTCCCATCGAATGTACCGCGCCCTGCCGCTCGGTTTCCACCGTATAGCGTCCCTGCACCGCAACGCCGTGATATTCTATCTGAAAGTCGAAAGATTCCATAGTACCCGCAAATGTCCTCTGGGTGATGTAATCGGCGATGCGTTTGGCGAAAGTCAGAATCTCCTGATCGGTCAGATGAATTGTCGTTTGCGGCCGGTTGAAACGGGTGCTCTCGAAGAAGTAATATTCTTCCGAGGGTTCTTTCCGAGTGGACGGCGGCATTTGAGCCGAGTCGGTGACGTAGTAGAAAGTATTCATCGCTGTTCGAAAATTTCATTCAACAGATAGCGGGTGATCCGCATACGCCGGGAACTGGACAGCACCCAGTCGAACACCAGGCAAACGGGAACGGAAACTACTACGAGCGTAATTAAGTGTGCCATACTCTTACCGGATTTCGACCCGATAGACACGAGGTCGGTTTTGGAGTTTATGTGCCCGGCGGCGGGACTTGTCGATTGTCCGGCGCACCTTGTTCTTGAGACGGTACCACGCACGCCAGAGGCGGCCCGCAAGCGTTACCCACAGACTTTTGACTGTGCTTTCGGAAAAGAAGGTTTGCATGTTGGTAAAGATTTACTTGTGGATGATATTTGCTGTTATTCTGCTGCTTCGACAAACTCGCCGCCTTTCAGTTGATAGAAAACATCCTCCTTGAGCGATTTCCCATCGATCTGTGCAGACCTTGCGCACACTGGTTTCAGATCCTCGCCATATTCAGCGAGGGTAATCCAGCTACATTTCTTTGCCTTTATTTTTGAATCTATACCTATGGCTGCTACAACAGCATTGTTACCTTCGCTTTCGATCTTTGCGAGGTAGCCCGAGGAGCCGATCTGTGCGAGGTAGCCCGAATTAACATTGTCGGTCGGACCCTCTTTGATGCACTTCTCGTAAATGAAATCTATACCAGCTTTAATGAATCCTTTGAAATCGAGTTTTGCCCCGATGTGAATCTTTGTCGTCGCCGTTTTATCCGAGTCGGAATGACATCGCCCCAAAGCTGTTACATGATGCACAGGGATGAACTTGCATTCATCATCCAGCATATCACGATAGCTAAGGACAGAGAACGGTGATTCGCAGAAATGAAAGCCTCGATTACAAACTTTCAACTCAACATCCTCTTCGTAAGTCTTGCCCTCCTCGAATTTGAAGCCCAGGCAGGTCATATCTGCATTGAACCCTTTAAATCCATCGATATGTTTTTCTTCGCCGAACTCTTGCGGAAGCACCACGTTATCGCCGAACGAGACGCTTTTGAATACTTCCACAATCTCTTCGACCGAGAATCCAGCGATGCCGCATCCGATCTTGGTTGCATAGAAAACCTTATCTGTATTGTACCGTGTATAGTCTGCGAATCTCCGTACCGATCGCGTCAATTCCTCGGCAGACACCTTGTCCATCTGTTCATCGAGCGTAGGGATAGCGTAGGACTGGCCCTGTAAGCCCTCGCCGTGCCCCATGATCGCGCCGAACTTCTCGACCGCGACACGAGCTGCGCCGCCAACGTGGTTACCGGCCTTATTACTGCCGAATACAAAGACCTCGTTCTGTTTTAATTTGGGAATGTTATCTGGGGTAAATACTTTGTTTGACATTGCACGTAAATTGTTTTGATTAAAATTTGCACCCTGTCGTCATCGAAGACCACGACTGAATCGCAGGGTATATCGCTACCGGCTCCCCGAATTGCTCCGGATCGTCGCCTGCTTTTTGGTATTGATCGGCCTAATATCCGCCCTTCTGCGCCAAGTCGCTCGCCGGGTTTTACATCCCTTCGGATGGTTCTCGTATTTCAATGAACCGCTTATTCGTTCCAGCCTTTCTGCCTTGCGGCCGGGGTTTATGGCAGGCTTTAGGACCCCTACGGCTTCCGTGCCGTCCTTTGCGCCCGCACCGGGACATTCAACCCGATACGGACTTTGAAAATCCGCGCCCGGAAATGGCAAACTCAACTAATCTCAACTCTTAACTTTACTCGAATGAAAGAACGTTGGGCGCGGATAGTGCTCGGTTGATCCACTACCAGGGCCGACCAGTACAGCATAGAAGTACATATTAGTCCCTGGTTCGGTAGTAGCCTATCTGTCATTTTATTTGCAGTTAGCACTTTTGGCGATACGCGCAGCTGCAACGGCCCGTCTGTCCTCCGGCAAAGTCGTACGGGATTCGATCCAAGCAAGAAGCTCCTTTTTGGAAAACACCGTGCGGCGTCCAATTTTCTTAAATGGGATCTTTTTTAGAAAAACCCAATTATAAATCGTCGAACGGGTGGTCGGGATACCTTGCTCCGCAATAAACCGCACGGCTTCTTCAACGGACAAATTATCGATTTCTACCGGTTCATTCTTACGCCTGAAATCGGCGAGCTTCGGCAAAATCGCCGCCACTTCGTCAGCGACAATAGAGCGCAATTCTGCGGGAGTGGTAATAATAATTGGCTCGTTCATAATACTTTATATTGATTAGGGAGTGCGGCCAGATTCGAACTGGCAAACATTCCACGTCTGGAATGCCTTTCAATCGGTTAGCTTCTGTTTGAACATCTGCGCTCTTCAGGGTGTACTGTCCATTAAGCGCATCGTGAGTACACTTGGTCTTTACCACTAATCGATTCGTAATACCATTCTACCACGCACTCTTTGTCGTTATTTGTCCTCCTTCTTCACTCGCAGCCGCTCAACGGGCACGCCCTTCAACTTGGCGATCTCGTCCATCGTCACCTCGACGATCTCCTCCTCAGGAGCAGGATCGACAATGAGGCGGAAACCATCCTCGTATAGCTCATCGCAGGTGTAGTTAGTTAAAGCTCTCCTTGTATCGATAAATTTGCCCACTATGAGTTCTCCGAAGCGGAAGATATCATCTATAGTTAGGGATGATCCGTCTTTTTTTCTGAGTCGATGCCCCACCTGCCAATCCTTGTAGGCTTCGATCTCTTCGGCGGTTATAGGAATAACCCGGAAATCGGTGACCCTGACATTGGGACGAGCAAAATCTGCTTCGGTTCCAGAGTAAACATACCATGCATATTTATATCCTTTTTTGTCGATGCTGTGAAACCCATTTTTTTCATTTTGGCATAAATACACACATTTATCTACCACTCGAATTATCCCTGTGGCAAGAGTACCATCAATCTTACACCGGAACCTCCGGCCTTCGCAGCTAAGTAAATCTTTCATCACATTCTTTTTTATTGGTTTAATACTTTCAATCGGCCGTAACAAATCCTCCGACATTTGGTCTATGATCTTTTCAATATCCTCCCACACGAACGCCACCAGCCGGTCTGTGATATTTGTAATATCTTCCGTCATGAGCGCCAAGTGTTTGCATGTTTTATCGGTCGCTTGGCGTTCCCGCCACCATCGCCACGGAGTTTTCATAACTTATCCTTGTATTGGATTGCGAACTCAGCCAACGAATGTACCTCGGCCTTACGGAAGGCGTCGCGCTTCGTTGTGCGCACCGTCTCGGGCGATATGTAAAGCATATCCGCGATCTCTTCATCGCCCATCCCCTCCATATAGAGTTTCATCACTTCCTTCTGCCGCTCGGTCAATCGGGTATCGAACTCGGGGCTGCATATAATGCCGGCATACTTGCATTCGCCTTTGATCGGACAACTCACATCCTCAAAGGTGAAGCGCCCCATCCCGTCGATGTCCTGCCTGTTGTCCAACCGTCCGAAATTGCAGCGAATAAAACGGTGGCAGATCAGGAACCGGTAGTAGTTCACGTTTGCACGGCTCTTGCGGTAAATCTCGGCGAGAGCCTTGAATACTTTCGGATATTCGGTCTCGATGCGGGTAAACAATGCCCCTGTCAGCATCTTGTCTTCGGGCTGGTAAGTATGGACGCCTTCGGTATCGCGTACCATTACCCCTCCCTCGGGATCGTTGAAAAACTCTATATTGCGGATCGTTTGCATATGATGTATTAGTACCGATTCAACCATTCTAATTCCGTCCCGACCCAATAACTGCCGCTCGTACATTTATACGCATGACAAAACCGGGCATCAGTACCGAGTGTTGCGATATATCGTTCTGCCGCACATTTCGTCTTGTGAAATCTTTGAATACGTTTCATATTATCTATCTGTTGTAAAATTCCACGGGAAAGAGGTTGTCGGCGGTATAGCTGCTATCGCCGGAATGACGGCGGATGATCTTGGCAAGTTCTCGTCGCTTCAGCATATCAGGCCGAACGTTGCCTACGCGGTAGTTCCATAATTGAGTGTCGCTTCGAATACCGATAGCCTGCTTGCAAGTATCACAAAGTCGCTTGCGTTCTTCAAGGTTAGTGATACTTTGAACATACCGTTCGAAGGGTAAAAGCAATGCTGCAGCATTGCTACCTCTTGATTTTTTGCTGTTTGTAATTATATTTGTCATACAATGATTGAATTACAATGCAAATATACACAGAAATTCTGTGCAAACAAAATATTTTGCAAAGATTTTTTGTGCAACAAATAAATTAGACTATGGACGATAATGTTAAATCGCGTATTCTCAAATTTTTAGAGTATAAAAAAATTAACGCATCACTCCCGTTTCTGACCTCATGGCTATCTGGGGACAATTTGTCCCCACGAACGAGGCGAGCGCTTCATCCCGCTTGCGCATCTTCTTGAAATAATCGGTCGGATTCACGGTGTCCGTCAGAGCGGAGATCACGTCGAGAACGGAAAAATACCACGTCTCCGTCCGCTCGTCCCAAACGGTGCGCACCTTGCGGTCCTCGAACAACTGTATGGCCTGCTTTTGTGTCATAGGAATGTAGTTTTATTTATTCCTTTTCTTTTACCTCCAGCACCGTCCCGCACTTCGGGCAGGTGATTGTGTTCGTCGGGTACGTTGCTACTCTTCCGCCTTTTGCTCCGCTTGTTGGAATCCAATTTTGCGGGCGGGATTGCGTGCCTGCGGTATCTTGACCGACAACGCCGCAATAGCGTTGTAGATATTATCAAGCTCCTTGCGCATATCTTCCGACAGATCGCTGACCGCCTCGGCATTGTCGGCGTCCACCCGCTCCAGTAACGCCAGTTTCGCCCGAATTTCGGCCAACTCGGCCGTTACTGTCGTCGTGGTCGTGATGTAGTTCCGCATCGCTACGAAAGCACGCATAATAGCGATACTTACTTGTATGGCAACGGAGCTTTTCAAAACAGCCGATAACATAGAAACGCCTTGCTCGGTAAACGCATAGGGGTTGCGGCGTAAACCCATCGTGATGGAATTGGTTATCACAATTTGTGATTTCCAATTTTCAGTTTCGGCATCTGTCAGTTGAAACATGAAATCGGGCGGAAAGCGTTCGATATTACGCTTTACCGCTTGATTGAGAGCGCTTGTTGTTACTTGGTACAATTCCGCCAAATCACGGTCCAGCATCACCCGCTGGCCCCGTATTTCGTAAATCTTGCTTTGGATAGGTTGTAGTTCCATGGGCAGGTATCGTTGAGGTTATTCTGCCTTGATGGTTATCGACTTCCCGCAATGCGGGCACGTGATTGCTCCCTCTTTCGAAGCGGCGAAAAGTTCCGGCACTTCAACACCCAAAATATCGGCTATTTCTTGCAATCGTTTTAACGGCGGATTTCCGTTGTCACCAATTGCAATACTTAACCCCGTTTCAGTCATTCCGAGACGCGCCGCCAACTCTTTTGCGGTCATTCCTCGTTCCTTCAATAATTCTTTAACTCTCATTTTGACGTATTATTTGCCACAAATATACGGCCATGAAACTCTTAACTAAAGCAATTGAGAAGCAGTTGGCAAAGCACCCCATTTATTCACAAGATGGCAAAGGCGGCAAGGCACAGGTCATCTGCAAGTTCTTCAACCCCTGCGGCAGTCAGACGTGGTACATTCTCGAAGGCGAGAAGCAAGACGACGACTACATTCTCTTCGCATTGTTAGACAATATGGGCGAGCGAGAATATGGTTATGTGTCACTGAATGAACTTCAACGCGTTAGAACTCGCCCCTTTGGTCTTGGCATCGAAAGAGATATGTATTTCACACCTTGCAAAGTCAGCGAAATCAACTAATTGATTTATTGAATAAACGTCTAAAACAACGTTGGCAATAGGCTGTATTATGTTACATTTTAACCTATATAACAATGAAACGAACCGACCTTTCCATCATCATGCGCACGGCGTGGCAGATGTGCCGCGCGACGGGTGTAACCTTTGCTGAGTGTCTGCATAAGGCATGGCAGGTGTTCAAATTGAAGATAAAGATGCGCGCGGGCATCGTGCAGTTCTTCTACCTCAAATCGAGTACGGGTGAATTGCGACAGGCATTCGGTGCGCTTAAGGACGACTTATGCCCCGAAACAAAAGGTGACGACCGTAAGCCTAACAAACACCTCGTAACCTATTACGATACGGTTGCCGAGGGCTGGCGGTCATTCAGAATGTTCAACTTTGTAAAAGTTATATAATATATGAAACCAACGATGTACGTAGAAAAACGCAGCGATTTGACATTACTCAAAAAGGCATTCGAATTGACGGACGCGACATGTCACCGCACGCGGCTGAAGTGTGGGTGTAAAGCCTACAAAGGTGCAGACAACAATCGCGACAGCCTATTGATCGTCAAATATGACGCAGTAGTGCTTGAGATTATCCGCTGCAAAGGGTGTGTGAAGAAAAGACCTTAAAAATTGCAGCTCTCAATAAAAAATCGTATTATTAATAAATAATTCAATAGTAATATTTGCATAATGTGCCGAACGTGTCCACTTTTGCATCGAACAGATATATGCGGGGTAGTGCAGAGGTTACCACGGCGGGTTAGTGTCCCGCAGGCGCAAGTTCGATTCTTGCCCCCGCTACTAATGAAATTTACGGCTATGAAAATTTTAACGCTTATCATCAAACAAAAATGGTTCGACGCCATTTTGTCGGGTGAAAAAACGGTCGAGCCCCGCGAAGTACGCCCGACCAACACGAAATACATTTCATACCGAGACAACAACACAGGCAAAGTCTACAAGAAAGACAGTGACGTGCCCGAATCGGCGTGGGACAGCGAGAAGGGCGTTGATACGGTTATCAACCACTACGATGCCATACAGTTCTGGGTAGGTTGCGAAAAGAATCGCCCCGGCGCGCTGGTCGAAGTCAAAGGCGTCGAGCTGGTAGATGTTTGCGACGAAGAGACGAAAGAGCCGATTGTGTACGAGCACAACGGTAACGAATATACCATGACCGAGATCGACTGCCACCTCGGCAAGGTAATCGAGAAAATGAATTGTTAAACCCTTAGAATCATTGCCGCACTCGAAGACGAAGACAAAAAACAGCAACTCAGCTTGACGCGCAATACAGCCGTATAACGAGTGAATTGCGACGCCGCACGCCTAATCCTGCTGTAGGATTAAGTAGCCTCGCAAATATGGGTGGCCGGAATGGTGTTATTGCGAATAGGTATGCAAGGGCGACCAGTGCATATACAAGAGCTAGGCAATCTGCCGCCCGAGGCCTTTCCGTAGGTTAAATCATATTGTCAAACTTCTAAAATTCAAGCTGCACTCAAAATTCAGTAAGAAATCGAATCAATCGGACGACCGGCGCTAGCCGTGTTCGTTATCGTACAGTAGGCGGTCGTGCGACGAATCGTGCCGGTCGTGCACGCGACATTCGCGCCGCCTTTGGCATGGCAATAGGTTAATCATGACCCCGATAGACCATGCAAACGAAGTGATTGCCTCTGTCCGTCAAAAAACGGATAGAGCAATCCTTTTTTATTCTTGCGGCAAAGACAGCGAGGTATTGCTCGACCTGATGGCGCCGCACTTCAAAGAGATCGTTTGCGTGTTCATGTATTTCGTCAAAGGTCTCGACCACATCGACAACTACCTGCGAGCCATCAAAGCCCGTTATTCCAACGTTACCATTCTGCAAATCCCCCATTGGACATTGACGCGCGTTCTCCGTTGCGGGCTATACTGCATTCCTAATCCCAATGTAAAGCTGTTATCGTTGAAAGACCTTGATGAATCCGTTCGGATGGAAACGGGAATATCGTACTCTTTATACGGTATGAAACAAGCGGACGGCATGCATCGTCGTTTGATGTTGCGCGGTTACGAAAACGAGGCCATAAGCAACACGAATAAAGTTTACCCTCTATCGCATTGGAAAAAGTCGGATGTACTTGCCTATATAAAAGCGAGACGTTTGCCAGAGCCTATTGCATATACAAAAGAGGCGGGAAACGGATTATGGTTCGATGCCAAGTGTTTCGACTACCTGCGCCGGCACTATCCGCAAGACCTCGAAAAGATTTACAAAGTATTCCCATTATCGCGTAATATCCTACTCCGACATGACGCAGAAAAAGCAGCAGCCCAAATATAGGCAAAGTGAGACGGGCGTAATCAAGCGGTCGCAGATCAATTTCGCTCCATACAACCCCCGAAAAGAAGACCCCGAGGTCATCCGAAAACTCAAGAAAAACTTCAAGACCGTGGGTTATTTGGGTGGTATCGTGTGGAATAAATGGTCATCGTATCTTGTATCGGGACATAAGCGCGTCCAGACGCTTGACATCATTAACAACTATGACGGAACACCCGAAACGGACTACGAGATCAAGGTCGAAGCGGTGGAGTTGGACGATAAGACCGAGCGCGAACAGAATATCTTCATGAACTCCCCATCGGCAATGGGCGAGTTCGATATGGAAAAGATGAAGGTGCTCGTACCGGAAATCGACTATCAGGCCGCCGGGCTTTCCGAAGCGGACATGAACATATATGGTATATCCGTCATGCAAGACGAAGTGAACTCAGGGATGGCCGATACGCTGGATGATTTCGAGGAAGTGCAGCGGCCGTTCGAAGAAAGAAAAGCGGCCGTTAAAGAGATGAAAGAACAAATTAGGCAACAGGCAGAGCAGAAGGCCGAAGACATCGAATCCTATGTAATGATCAATTTCAAGTCATATCGGGCAAAATCGTCGTTCATGCTTCGATTTGGGTTCGGCCCGGATGATAAAATCATCCCTGGGGAGACGTTCGCCGATATGGTTGAACGGGTGGAATAACATCACAAACTTTACACTATAAAAAATGGGTGCTCCGAGTAAAAAGCCTAATATTGCGATATTCCGCAAGATTGCAAATTCTTGCGGCGGCATTTTATCCGATATTGCCGCCCACATCGGAGTGGATAGAGTTACTGTCTATGCTTGGTGCAATGATGATCCCGAGTTCAAGCAGGCCCTCGAAGATTCCCGCGAACGTTTCCTCGATCTTGCCGAAAGCAACCTCCGCAAACTGGTTGCCGGCGTTCCAGCCATCGAAAAGGACGAGAACGGCGAAAAGAGATTTGCCGGTTGGATCGAACGTCCCTCCGAAACAGCGATCATTTTCACTCTCAAAACACGCGGAAAAAAACGGGGATATGTAGAACGTCAAGAGGTTACAGGAGCAGATGGTGCCGAACTTATTCCACCTCGCACTCTCTCTCCCGAAGAGGCAAGACAATATGGGTTAAAACTTAACGAAGAGTATTAACGCACTACTCCGATTCGCGACATAGACATAGAGCGTACCTTCTGTCTTTCCGGTATGCTGAATTTCACCCGTTACATGTTCAAGCATAAGACGGGGATGCGGTTTATTGTCGGCGATCATCATCGCAAAATATGCGAAGCTCTTGACAAAGTCGTCCGTGGCGAAATAAAGCGTCTTATTATCAATATTGCGCCACGATATGGCAAGACCGAACTTGTCTCTAAGAACTTCATCGCCTACGGGCTGGCGTTAAACCCCCGCAGTAAGTTCATACACCTATCATACTCCGATGATCTTGTTCTCGACAACTCGAAAGAGATCAATGAAACGGTACAATCAGACTACTACCAGCGGCTTTTCCCTGAAGTAGTCGTCGAAAGCAAGAATGCTAAAAAGTGGTATACATCCGTCGGAGGCGGACTGTATGCAGTAAGTGCAGCAGGACAGGTTACAGGATTTGGTGCAGGTCAAGTAAATGATCCGTATATGGAGCGGCGCGAAATGGGTGATTTTATTCCTGCGTGGGAAAGCGATTTTGCGGGAGCTATTGTTATCGACGACCCGATCAAACCGGAAGATGCACTATCCGAAACGATCCGCGAGCGGGTGAACAATCGCTTTGAATCGACTATCCGCAACCGCGTGAACTCGCGCAATACGCCTATCATAATCATTATGCAACGGCTCCATGAGCACGATCTATGCGGCTATCTTCAGGAGATCGAGCCGGAGGAATGGACGGTACTTTCGTTGCCCTGCATCTGGCATGACGAAAACGGACAGGAACAGCCTCTCTGGGAATTTAAGCACACGCTGGAGGAACTGCACAAAATCGAGAGATCGAACTCTTTCGTATTTGAAACGCAGTATATGCAGAACCCGAAGCCGCTGGAAGGACTGATGTATGGAGAGTTCAAAACATACGATATTATTCCATACGCTACGCCTATGAAGCGAAAGAACTACACGGATACAGCCGACACAGGCAGTGACTATCTGTGTTCAATTTGCTATACGGAAACTCCTATCGGCAATTTTGTGACGGACATTTTATATACACAGAAACCGATGGAATATACTGAGCCGGCAACAGCCGAGATGCTGTCCCGAAACAAGACGGAGATTTGCCACGTCGAGAGCAACAATGGCGGCAGGTCTTTCGGGCGCAATGTTGAAGCACAGTGCCGAATAATGGGCAACAACTTTACATCGTTCAACCCGTTTACGCAGACCGACAACAAAAGGGTGCGTATCTTCACGCGATCAAACGAAGTGCAGAACCTCATTTATTTCCCGACGGGATGGGAACACAGATGGCCGGAGTTCGCCTCGCATGTCAAATCATACCGTAAGCAGCAGGAGTTCAACAGCCATGACGACGCCGAAGATGCCCTGACCGGAGTAATCGAAAAGCGGGGGTATTTCAACAATGAAGAAGATTTAGACAAAGAGGATTTAGGAATTTGGTAAAAAGTACGGATATGGGATTTATAGACAACCTACTCAATGCGATACGCAATAAATATCTGAATGCAACCGGTGCAGAACGTGATCTGCTTACGCTTATCAAGGACAAAGACATTACACAGGCTCAAACACTTATGCAGAATCGCGATACGGAGGTTTTGCAGGCGATTCAGGAATATAACCCCGAACTCCACCGTATTATGCGAAAGGCCGATAAGATGCGGAAAGGCCAGGAGCCTTATCGTACCGAGAAGTTGCCTCGTGCACGACAGAAGTACATCAATGAGGTGGAACTATTCTTTCTGCTCGGGAATCCGATACGATGGAAGAAGGTGAACAACGAAGGTTCGGACGAGGCTTTCGAAGCATATAATCAATTTTTGCAAGATACACGATTCAACGTTTCCATGCGTAAAGCAAAACGCATTGCGGGAGCAGAAACTGAATGTGCCAAGCTCTACCACATCTATCGGGACGAGAATTTCCAACCGCAGGTAAAAGTTGTGGTAATTTGCAAGTCGAAAGGATACACCCTACGTCCATTATTCGACCTATACGAGAACCTCATTGCATTCGGGTATGGGTACTACCTTAAAGAGGGGACATCAACTATCGAGCATTTCGATATTCAAACACCTGATACGATCTACCGATGCAAACGAGGATCTCTTAATTGGGAGGTTATTGCAACTCCCAATCCAACCGGAAAAATCAATGTTATCTACTACCGACAGGATAAAGCGTGGGGAGGCATCAACCCCCGCATAGACCGCGAGGAGGATATAGACAGCAAAATATCCGACACAAATAACTATTTCGCAGACCCTATCGCCGCAGCAACGGGCGATGTCGTAGATTTTTTGAAAGGTCGAGCCGACAAGCCCGGGAAAATGATTCGGATGACCGGAGCGGATTCAAAATTCGAGTACATCAATCCACCGACCTCTTCCGAGACGCAGCAACAGGAAAAGGAAGACCTCGCGCAGTCCATCTTGTTCGACACTTTCACGCCCGAGTTTACACCCGAGAAAATGGCTGGGCTGGGAACTTTGTCTGGCGAAGCGATCAAACGCGCGATGGTACTGGGATATATCAAGCGCGAAAATAATAAAGAGATATACGACATAGCCGTAGATAGGGAGAAAAATCTTATTCTCGCTATTATGATGAATGTAACCCATATTCATCTGCGTCCTGATTTGGCTGCGCTCAAAATAGAACACGAATTTGCCGAACCGTTCAATGAAGATGTCACCGCACGCTGGGCGGCTATAGGCCGTGCTGTGCAGGATGGCGTTATGTCGCTGGAAAAGGGCGTTGAACTAATGGGAACGGCCGATGATGTTACCGCTGAAATCGAGCGAATAAAGCAAGCGAAGGCAGAGGCATCTATGAACAATATTATAGAGCCAACATTCTAATTCGAAACGATGCCCGGATTGAATTTGAAAGCCGCTCAATGGGAGCAACAGCATAAAACGCATGTCGAAGAATATCTACGACAGATAGAGGCTTTGTATGATGTGGCCTCGGATGAATTGATTCGACTGGGAATGGGATATAAATATCAACCCGATACGGGGCGATTGTTCGCCTTCTCATCAAACAAAAGCCGTAGTAAACAAGCCGATGCCTCGTTATCTTCATTCCGAAATAAGTTGTCCACTATAATTACAGCGGGGATCACTTCGGAATGGTTTTTTGCCAACGACAAGAACGATTCATGGGTAAAACAACTATTCGACAATCCGAAAAAAGGATGGATGCTTCACAATCTCGGTGCACTTGAGGCATTTCAACGCAGAACAACTTACGGGCATAATTTATCCGAAAGAGTTTGGAGTATCGCCAAGCAGTTCGAACGGCACATAGAATTATCCTTATCTATAGGTATCAGCGAAGGCCGAAGCGCTGCCGATATAAGCCGTGATGTGCGCGTCTATCTGAATGAGCCGGACAAACTATTTCGACGTGTCCGAAATGCGTTCGGCAATCTTACCCTGTCGAAAGTGGCGCAGGCTTATCACCCTGGGCAAGGCGTTTACCGGTCATCTTATCAGAATGCTATGCGTATGGCTCGCACCGAAATAAACAGCGCTTATCGTGAAGCCGACAGTATCCGATGGCAACAACTTGATTTTATTGTCGGATATGAGATAAAAACATCAAAATCGCACGTACAGTGGCTGGCAAAGTTCTGGTATCCGCGCTTCAAAAAAGGGCGTGCGCCGCTGGAAATATGTGACGCAATGGAGGGAAAATATCCGAAATCTTTCAAATTCATCGGGTGGCACCCGAACTGCAAGTGCTATGCAGTGCCAATTATAGCCAACGAGGGCACGGATAGGGATTTTTGGGAGGAACCGCTGAATGAGGTCAAGGATGTGCCCGACAACTTCAAACGATGGGTCGAGGACAACACCGAAAGAATCGAAAAGGCGAAGAATTTGCCGTATTTCATAGGGGAAAACAAAAAACACTTCAATGATTCGCTGTTCATCAATCGCGATGCCGTATAACTCTTGGCAAAAGCGCAGTACGTAGGGAATAAGTTGCAAGGTGCTGCATAAGGAGTTGAGGCAAAGTATGAGGCATCGTGCACGCCTATAAACTACAAAAGCAAGAATAGCATCGTTCGCAAGGTGAAACAGGAAAGGCAAAATCTATTAACACCAGGTTTCATCGTCCATTTGGCGGACATTCTCTCCGTCACTGTAAGCACTGTTCCAAAATGAAACACCCTTTGTCCGGCGAAATAGTGCGTCGGTTAGGCGTGAGGTTGTTGCTATTCACCACATCCAAGAGGAGAAATGCAGTAAAAACGGAATGACCGACGGAAATAAGATGTGCCCCGCCGATCATTTCAACTAAAATAACACGATATGACAAAGGTACTGCACTGCGGCGCATTATGCAAATAATCGTATTAAAAATTCGTCAGTAATGCAGCATTTTTCTCTCGTTCCTCTCGCTCGAAGCTGGCAAGGTAGTTTTCCGTCGTCTTCAGATCTTGGTGGCCGAGGCTTTCCGATATGTAGGCGATATTCGCCCCGGCACGCTTCAACACCGTAGCGAACGAATGACGCGCCGTATAGGTCGATATGTTCCCAATTTCGAGCTGCTCCCCGATCATCCGCATCCGTTTATTGATTAACCCGGTAGCGGCTATTGTTTTAGCGTGGCTCTGCACCGCATCCTCCGACCCGTCGAGAATTGGGAAAATAAAGTTATTCGGTGCTGGAGTATTACCCCAGCGGCCGATAATAGCTTGCATCTGGGGAACTACCGCGACCCGGATTTCCTTACGGGTCTTAGTCGTGCGCTCGGTCTTTTGACGCACGAAACAGATTTCACCGTCCACAATATCACGATACCGCAATTTCACGAAATCGGCGACGTTGATCCCGTTACACAAGTAGAGGAACAGCCAATAATCCCGGTATTTGGCCGTTGCTTCGTTCCCATCCTCATAGCGGGCGATCTGCCCGATCTGCTCCAGCGTTAAAGCCAATTTACGGCCCTCACCGGCCTGTATTTCATATTTCCCTCGGCCGAACGGGTATTGCGCGGGTTTAATCGCATCGCATCGACAAGCATCGTTCAATATGGCTCGTAAATGGCGCATGTGTATTCCGATCGTTGTACGGCTCTTACCTTCTCCGAGTAGAAAGCGCTCATAACGTCTTACCCAATCCACCGTTATAGATTCAAGAGCAATACGATCCCCGGCAAACCGCTCCAATCCCTGTATAACAACATTATAAACCAGCATTGACCCGATACGATCCTGCTCTTTTAATTCCGCTATTTTAGCCGCAAATGCACGGTTAAGAGTATCAACCCCCGAACGTTTCAATCGCTTGTTGAGGCTATCGAATGAAAAAATACCGTCGCGTGCCAATTCCTCAACAACCCCACGAACAATTTGGTAACTGCTTTCTATATCTTTACGAACGGCCACAAGGGCGCGAACCTTCGTTGTAGTCAGACCTTCCCACTCATCCAAGGTAAGGTCTTTGCCCGTCGGATAATAGCGACGATCCCGGCGATAGGTTACACGAATTTTTACGGGGCACTTTCCGTTCTTTTTCGGATGACTCGTATCTATTATGGGCGCAACTGTTATTCCGTCTTTTGAATAGTTCATTTGATAGGATAATTATTATTTCAACACACAATTTCGACACAAACCCAATCTAATTTCCCATTGCGGGATACCTCTCCTTCTTGCACTATTTTTCGCACTTTTTGGAATGAATCATTTCAATAAAGCTATTTTCCGACAGTGAGAATTGCTCTCCTCTTTTTTTAACGAATTTCCCCTTAATATAATTTGCATAATGTGCCGAACATACTGACTTTTGTCGCAGAGGCTGTGAAGTCGCAGCCCACCAGTTGCAGAACGATATAACCTTCATGTAATTGTTAGTGGGTCTGTTGGCGTCGGCTGACAGACCTTTTTTGTGCGAATATGATGATTTATTCGAAACCATATAGAACGAAAAAACATGAAAGAGAAAATTCTCGTAGCGCTGAAAACCAAGTATTCTAATTTGGGGTTCGGAGCGAAGGCTCTCGACGGAGTAGCCTCCATTTTGGAAAAATCCGTCACCGATGAATCGCAAATTGAAACCGCAGTCAGCGGGGTCGAACCTTTCCTTAAAGTTTTCCAGTCTGACGCTGATCGTGCACGCACCGAGTACAACGCACTGAAAGGACTGTATGACGAACTCAAGGCAAAGAGTGAGGCATCTCCTGCAAATGGGGGCGGGCAGGGCAAAAAAAACGAACCCGACGATGAGGAACCTGCGTGGTTCAAAGCCTACAAGCAGCAACAGGAGGAGCGTTACAACGCCAGCAAAGCGGAGAGCGATACTCTGAAAGCTGAAAAGGCCAAGAACGACCGGGCCAATCTCATCTCCGCAAAGGCAAAAGAACTCGGTATTCCGGAGTGGCGCATGAAAGAGGGATTCGTCATCGCCGACGATGCAGATGAAAAAACGATCGGCGACTACCTCGCAAACGTGCAGAAAAATCTGGTTACCGCAGGGCTGGAAGGGAAAGGTTCGGGATTCCCGATGTCCACGCCCGAAGCGCAGGGCAAAGAACTCGCAAAGGCGTGGGCTGAAACACTTCCGGACAAAGAGTAACCAAAACGTAAAATCATGGCAATCGTATTTGAAAAAACAAAAGTAAAGGGCGGTTTCCCCATATTCTGGCGCGGTGAGTTCGCCGGATTGCCGGGGGACTTCAAACTGAATGGAACCTATCCCGAAGGGACAAAGATTCCCAAAGGTACGCCGATCAAGCTCGACTTCGACAACATGGAATGTTCCATATGCAAGAGTGCACGTGTTCTGTCGGGCGGCACAACCACTGCTCCACATGTCAAGAAGGGTTCCATGCTCCAAGTAGGAGATGCGGTTAAGGTCGGCGAGTCAAATTCGACCGTAAAAAGCATTGATACCCAAAATGCAGATTACGATGTGATCACGTTCGCAGCGGCCGTAACGGGTGCGACTGAAGGCGTAGATGTCCTCTCGGACGACAATCTGCCTGATGCAGTTGTCGAAACCGACATGGTCTATTCCGCCAATAACGGATTCCAGACCGTATCGGCCGGATATGCAGGTATCATCCTCAAGGATGTAGCCTATCCCGTCCCTGCTGCATGGCTTCAGGGTTACAGCCTGAAGAACAACCCCGAAATCAAGTATGTACGACAGTAAAAGAGGAGGTAAACAATGAACGAAGTATTTTATTCATCCATTTTCGGCGAACTGACTAAACAGGCGCAGATTCGCATCGATGCCGCCTCTGAACTGCGTAAGCGGCTATTCGACCAAAATATTTACGAGCGATTCCTCGACTGGGACACCCCCACCGTCGGACTGAACTTCGAGGAGTTGATCGGCTCGTACAATTTGAGCGTCGCCGCTGCAACGCTCGACTCCAAAGGTAAGGAGCCTATCATGGGAACCGAGGGACTGGAAACGATCAAGCAGAAGGTATTAACCCACCAGATGTCTTATTCGATGCCTATCGAAGAGTATCGTAAGGTGTTGCAGATTCTCGATTCGCGGATGCTGTCCGATTCGGCCAAGACACAGCAGCTCATCAATCTGATGTGGAACAATGTTACGAAGGTCGTGAACTCCGTGCAATCGAAACTGGACATCATCTTCCTCGGAGCATTGTCGAACAAAGGCGTATTCACGTTTGACGCGTCCAATAACCCAGAGGGTGGTGTGCGCGGTACGATCGACTACAAAATGCCGCGCGAGAACATTGCCACCGCGAAAACGATATGGACGGATGGCAATAAAGATACGGTCGATACGCTGGAGGATATTCAAGCCATCCTCGATGCTGCACAGGACAAAGTTACGTTCGACCGCATTCTGCTCTCGCAGAAACGCCTGTCGTATATCCTCCGCAACAAGAAGATGAAGTTGGCGGTATTCGGTAGTGACAAGTCGTCCACACCGCTGTTGCTGGCGAACCTGAACGAGTTTATGCGTTCGAACGGATTCCCGACATTCGAAGTCATCCGCCGCATGACCCGTATTCAGGATAACGGTAAACTTACGGAGTATTCGCCGTGGAACGACAAGAACCTCGTGTTCGTACCTGCGGGCAAACTGGGCGTCATCAAGAACGCCTATGCCGACAACGAGCTGCGGCAAGAGCCGGGTGTCACCTACTCTAACTACGGACGCATCCGCATTTCACAGTGGGGCAAGGGCGAAACCGACAACTCTAACGGCGTAGAGTTCACGAAAGCACAGTCGCTGTCACTTCCGGTTATCACCGAAATCAACGGCATCTATTCGCTGACCGTAGAATCGTAGTTGTATGAAGAATTTCGAGGCAATATCGGCAAGTCTGTATCCTTACGATGTGGATCCTTTCCTCAAAGAAAAGGCCTGCATTGACGAGGGAATAGACACTCAAGCAGACTATACGGTAACCGATAAAATTAGCGTGGCAAAAGCCACAATCGCCATTCTGCGAAATCTCATTGTTCTTGCGAGTGAGAGCAACGGGGGCTATTCATTGTCGTACACGGACAAACTGGGAAAGCGCATTTTCCATATCGCAAAGGAAAACGGGCTGGACGATATTGCCGAAGAGTTCGATACTCGATCGAAAATTACCGACATTTCCGACCAATGGTAAGATTCCCCTATACGCTCGAAATGTGGTACGAGGAGGACGCCTCGCAAAATCCTGATGGTTCGTGGATCGAAGGTGCGCATGAATGGCGTGTCATCGGACGATGCAATGCCCGTCAGAATGGACGAGCACAGCAAATCAAAGGGCAAAACGGGGATGCCTTCCTCTACTCTTTCGAGGTTACGATGCCTGCAGATACACAGCCAATTCCTATCGGGACGAAAGTACGCATATTCGACAGCCGAGGATTCAACATCTTCGACCGTTCGCTCCGCACTGAGGCCAAACCGAAAGACAAGGACACGGCGTCGTATCCGGTACAGGGATTCTACAAAAGCGGACAACGTTACGAAAACACGAGATTATGGCTGTAAAGTGTACCAACTGGCGTGAGGTGGAACTTGAATTTGCGCGAGCAAAAGAAGAGTACGACCGAAAAGCTGTAGAATGGTTGTCGGCGTGGGGGGAAAGAGTGGTGAAGTACGCCCGCGAACACGGTAGTTATACCGATCACACGGGTAACCTACGCAACTCCATCGGGTATGTTGTGGTACAATACGGAAGAATCATTGCTGAATCTTTCAAGTATAACCGCCGTGTCAGACCGGACGGCAATCCTAAAGGGAACAAAGGTGCCGATGAAGCTCATGCCAAAGGGCTTGAACATGCCCGGTCTGTCGCCCGTGAACTTCCCGCTAACAAAACATATCTCGTATGGGCAGCCGGTATGGAATACGCGAAATATGTCGAGGCTAAAGGTTTCGACGTTCTCGAAGGGTCGGGAAACTGGGTGGAATCTACTGCTGAAAAACTCAAAGCGGAGTTCGCTCGATTCTTAAAATCGAAAAAGCGATGAACCTGACCTCTACGGAAATATTCAAACTCGTCTGGGATCGCATCCGGGATTCGCTGTTAGGGAAGACCGTGCCGATGATGTATGCGGACCACTACCCGAATAATCCTTCGGGAGAATTTATCGTCGTAGGCTCATTGTCAAATGTCGTCGGAGATTCGCAGGCGGCAACCGTAAATGTAAACATTTATGTACCGGACACAACACCGACAATCGGTCGTGAAGAGCAACGCTACCCCGATCGCAACCGTCTGAACGAACTAACTCGTCTCGCTTTCGATTCACTAGGATACTACCCTATCAACGAACGCTGGTTCTTTGATGTGAGCGATGAAACTCTTATTAGTGAGGAGGGGATCTCCTACACATTTTCAAACCTCAAAGTAAAACTTAAAAAATATTAAACATGGGACAAATAATCGGACTGAAAGCCGTTCATGCAGGTAATCCTCTCCCGAAAGGAGTAAAAGACGCTGAGGCTGCCAACTTAATGAAGGCTTTCACCAAAATCAGTCAGCCTTATAATGGTGGTGTTTCCACCAATTTCGCGATACCTTCCAGTAATGATTTTTATCGGGAAGGAGAAGCATCCCCATTTTACTCTGCAATCGACGAAACGACAGGCACAAAAGAAGTTACTTGGAATGTCGTAGATTTTGACGACGACACGATGGAATTTTACTTCGGAACTACAGAACCTGCAAAAGGCGAGATTTACGAAGGAGTAAAAGCATTCGTATTCGATTCCAAAAGTGGAGGCTCCATCGCTTTTGCAAGGTTAAAATATGTAGCGACATTGGGTGGTGGAATCAATAAAACCGACCCGCTCCAAATTCAAGTATCTGCGAAAGTTTTAGCTCCGGAACAAGGTGGTTATTCCTGGTGGCCGATTACAACTCCGGAATATACCAAGGGCGTTTTGTAAATTCTCTATCCCGCTGGAAAGCTGACGACTTGCATCACGTCTCGAGGACGGGGCGGGAGCAAAAACAATAGTTTATAATATGAAAAAAGAAGAAGTCGGCCGCCTTACAGAACAACGTGCACTTGACACACTGACTGAAAAAATTGAATCGTTCGAGATTGAAGGCAATGACAAAGAACAAATAACCCTTTACCTATACCCCCTCCAACTCGGACGACTCGCGATGATAAGTCGCCGACTAATAGACCTTGATCTGATTTTCGACGACGAACAGATGGAGGGTGCTGTTAAACGTATGTGGACCATATGCTCCGAAAAATCAAAAGAGGTGGCCGAAATAATCGCTATCGCCACACTTCGGACGCAACAAGAAATCGAAGATATGCTTAAAGAGCGGACAAAACTTATATACTGGTCCCCTACAATGGATACAACAGCTCTTACAAACATTTTGTCCACCATCGTATTTCAATCCTACTACGCGGATTTTATGAACGCTATTCGCTTGGTAAGAACGCTGCGGGTAATGATTTCCCCAACGACAACAGCGGAGCGGATAGCCACTACGGAGGGCGCAGTATCTGGGGACAAATAGATAATCTTATAAACCGCTATCATTGGACTCTTGAATATATTCTTTGGGGGATTTCATGGGCTAACGTACAGCTTATGATTTCCGACGCTCTAAAAACGGATTGTAAAAGTAAATCAACAACTAATATTCCCAACAATGAACAATCAAAAGTTCCCGATATAATTGACATGAACGATCCTAATGCAATGAACACACTTCTTCTGATGGCAGGAGGCAAACGATAACAAACGAAATAATTTATATGCTTGACAACATCCTAAAATCCGCGTCCGCACTCGGCGCCTGCGAACGACTGGACAAAGTGAAAAATTTTCACTCCCTGACCTCTCTGTTTTTTACGCCACAAGGACTTGAATTTTGCCATAAAAACAATTTCCCTCCGCTGGGAATATTTCAAGCTCACAAAAACGAAGTGAGTGATTGCAACATGTATGTGGATTGCGGATGCATAAGGCTCGACAAGCGAAAATACATTTGCTTAGTCGGCAATACGTCGGCTGAAATAGAAGCCTCGGGAGTAGATTTCGTCCACACTGTCATTCTTATGCATGGAGCCTCGGCCACAATCAACGCTTCGAATTATGCCGTAATAAAAGTCGTGAACATCAGCGGATCAAAGGTAGAAATCAATAAAGATAAAACCGTCATCGTATTATGAGTATAAACCTTACCGTAGTCATAGATAACGATGAAGCAATTCGCAAGTTCCGTGAACTTCAGAAAACGGCCAAAACCGTAACGTCCAGTGTCGTGACGGACGCCGACCGTATGGATATTGCAATGCGTCGCCTGGCTACCACCCTCGGACAAATCGGCGTCGGAGTGTCGCTTGCGGGGCTGGTGAAACAAATCGCGCAAACTCGTGGCGAGTTTCAACAGCTCGAAGTGGCCTTCGCAACTCTGCTCCAAAGTAAAGAAAAGGCTGATGCATTGATGTCACAAATGGTCGAACTGGCCGCCAAAACGCCGTTTGACCTGCAAGGCGTGGCCAGCGGCGCCCGCCAGCTTCTCGCATATGGATTCGCAGCAGCGGATATTACCAACACACTGACTCGGCTCGGTAATGTTGCGGCCGGTCTGGGACTGAACCTGCAAGACCTCACGTGGTTGTACGGCACGACGGCCGTACAGGGGCGTTTATACACACGTGACATAATGCAGTTCCAAAGCCGAGGCATCGACCTCGCGGGAGAGTTGGCAACGCAACTCGGCAAGACCCGCGCAGAAATCTCACAGATGGTCACGGAAGGCAAAATAGGCTTTCCAGAGGTGCAGAAGGCTATTGAAAGCATGACGAACGAGGGCGGGAAGTTCCACAACCTGATGCAGGAGCAATCCAAAACCATTACGGGCCTCATCTCCAATCTCGGCGATGCTCTCGACATGATGTTCAACGACCTCGGCAAATCGCAGGAAGGCGTCATCACGGGTGTGCTCAAGGGTACGATTTCACTTGTCGAGAATTACCAAAAGGTATTGGATATTCTAATTCCGTTGGTATCGGCATACGGTGCCTACAAAGCAACATTGATCTTGACCGCAGCGGCACAAAAAATAGTTGTAACCGCAGCAAATATCAAAGCATTTTTTGATTTGGCGAAAGGTATAACCGCCGCAAAGGATGCACAGTTGTTATTTAATACGGCGTTTAATGCTAATCCGCTCGGGTTGGCTTTGAGTGTCCTTACCGCTATTGGGATCGCCGTATGGAAATATTCAGACGGGATATATAGCGCGGCAAAATCCCAAAAGCAGCTGAATGACAGTATAGCCGAAGCGGCAAGTTCTGCGGCAGTAGAACAATCGGAGTTAGGCAGGCTTAAAGGGAAATTACAAGCGGCAAAGGAGGGAACGGAAGAATATAACAAAATTCGTAACGAAATAATAGAAAAATTCGGTAAATATGACGCCGGACTAAAAGCCGAAACACTTACGGTTGAAACTCTCGCTCAAAAATATAACAGTCTTACTGATGCAATATTGCAATCTTATAACGCTCGTCAATACGAAAAATTCTCACGGGAGCAGACTGATTTGTTCGAGCAAACGGCAACCAAAAGCTATGACAAAATTTTCAACAAACTTATAAAAAAATACGGCGATGAATTGGGTACGCAGTATGGCGTTGAATTACAAAAAGCCATAAGCGACGGTTCGATAAAAGTTCTTCAAAATTCGGCGGGGATATTACGTATAAGTGGATTGAAAGATTTTGAAGCAACAATAGGCGGAGCATTGGGGCTAACAACCCAATTTGAAGTATATACGGGACGTGTCGCAAAACTTATAGCGAATATAGTTGAAGCACAAGAGGTACTGCGTGAAACAGATGATTTGGCCCGCAAACGATTCGGTATTACAGCTCCAACACCCCAAAGTTCTACAAATACCGAAACACCAGAACAGCCCCAAGAAGTACGCAGCAAATCCTATTGGGAAGGACAGAAGAAGGAGGCGGAGGCAGCTCTCGAAGCGATGGACGTTTCATTGAAAGGGACAGCGAAATGGAATGAGCTGATCGCCAAAATCGCCGAATACGATTCGAAAATTAAACAATACAGCGTTTCGGGCAAAACGGTGACGGATGCCGCCAAAGCCCAGAAAAAGCTATCCGATCTTATTCTCGCCAATGATAAAGCCCTTCAGCAATCGCGCATCGATATTTTGAAAGACGGCAAGCAGAAAGAGCTGGCCGAAATAGACTTGCGCACAAAAGAGGAACTGAACAAACTCGAGCAGGATAAATCGAAACTTAAAGCCGCGCAGGGTGGAATCATAACTGCAGATCAAACAAAAGATTTTCAGGAAAGGCAATCGAATATTCAGCAAAAAAATGCCGATGACCGAGCTGCCATAGAACTGAAATACGCCCAAGAGCTTGACAAGATATACAAGCAGATCACCGATGACACGCTCTCGGAAGAAGATCGCCGCATCAAAGGCATAAAAGACAAATACGAGGAGTTCCGCAAGTGGGTAGAAGATGCTCTGAAGGCTGGAAATATCACCAAAGAGCAAGCGACCGATTTGGGTATCAAGATTGACCAAGCGGAAATTGCGGCCAGCCTAAATACCATTGTCGAGAAATACGGTACGATGGAGGATAAGATTGATAAGATACGCGAGAAACACGCCAAAGACAGGGAAACAGCAACAAAGAACGGCCGCTCCGACCTTATTCCTCAAATCGACAAACATGAAACAGAGGAAATCGGACAAATCAAGGTGGACGAACTGATGAAAACCGATGACTGGATTAATCTGTTCCAAAACCTCGACGCCTTGTCGAGCCGTGAGATATTGCGTATTATTGACAACATAAACAGACTGCTCCAAGATGCCGACCTCGACCCTATCAATCTGAAAACAGTAACCGATCAACTTGACCAAGCAGCAGATATAGCCACTCGGAAGAATCCATTCGCAAGTATTTCGGCAAACTTCAAGGCTTATAAAAAGGCACTTGCAGATGGGGATGATCTTCGAGCTGTAAAGCTACGTGAAGATGCCTGGCAAGCAGTAGCGGAGGCAATTGACATCGTTGCTACATCGATAAGCGGTGTGTCTTCTATTGCGTCAGCATTGGGAGCAGATGAAGACACGACGGCCTCCATTAACAACATTGCAGGTGCTGTAGGCGGAGCATCACAAGCTGTGAGTGGATTCGCATCTGGAAATATTGTTCAAGGCATTCAAGGAACTGCGTCGGCTATCACCAGCCTGATAAACCTTTTCAGCGGAGATCGACGAAAAGAACGTAACATTCAGCGCTTACAAGATCAAATTGATGCTCTCGAAAAATCATATGATGAACTCGGGGAGGCCGTTGAAGAGGCATACTCTACAGATGCTTCTGAACTTATCGAACAACAGAATGAATTACTCGAACAGCAAAAAATATTGATACAAGACCAAATAGCAGAAGAGCGTAGTAAAAAAGACACGGATGAAGAACGAATCAAAGAATGGGAAAATCAAATCTATGAGATAAATAAACAAATAGAAGAAAATAAGGAAAAGGCCTTAGATGCAATTTTTGGCGAAGATCTAAAATCTGCGATTGATAATTTCGCGACAGCTTACGCCGATGCATGGGCAAACGGGGAAGATCGGGCAAGAACCGCACGAGATGTGGTTCGGAATATGATGCGTCAAATGGTAATAGAAAGTATTAAATCTGCCATACAATCTTCCGAAGCCATGAAGAAAATTCGCGAGAAATTGCAAGAGTTCTGGTTAGATGGGGTATTTTCAGCCGAGGAACAAGAGGAGGCCTATAAAATGGCTGATGACTTACAAAAATATTTAGATGATAAATATGGATGGGCAGGTTCTCTGCTATCCGACAATCAGGCATCTACCCAGAATGCTGCTTCACGCGGTTTTCAGGCAATGTCCCAAGACACAGGCGACGAACTCAACGGTCGCTTTACTGACATGCAAGGTAAAATGAACATCCTTGTCAATGGTATGGAGCTGCTTCGATCGATCAATATGGATACGCGTAATGTGACTTTCGACATCCGAGATATTATGATTCAATTGAATGGTAATGTCGCAGATATTCGAACATACACCCGCATATTGCCTGCAATGGGCGAAACTCTTGTTGCAATAAATCGAAAACTTGATAACCTATAAAACATGCCAACAACAGAAGTAACTATAAATAACAAACCGTTATCTACAATGGGAGTTGCCATGCTTTCAGGAGCATATGCAGCCCTCCTTACACCTCCATCTCTCAAAGAATTTGTCGAAAATGACGATCCAACACAAAACGGAATAGATATTATTGTTCCGGATTCACCGGTTGTAAATGAACGTGACGTAACATTGACATTTTTGATCAAAGGAACATCACAAGAGGCATTTTTATCTAACTATGCTGCTTTTGTTGCAGAATTACACAAAGGAACCGTAACACTATATGTCCCGGATTTAGGCAATACGTATAATCTTTTATATAGCAACAGCACTCAATTTGAAAATTATCGATTGAATGCCTGTAAATTAGCAGTGAAATTCCGAGAACCCAACCCCGCAGATCGGGCGGCACGCGAATAGGAAAGGCCGGGAATCTATCCCAGCCTTTTACTCGCTTCTGCTATTCATCGTAAAATGATGCGTTAGCCCCTCCCCATCCTTATCAAATCAATTGCAGTTCTTCTCCAATCTTACGAATTTCGCTCTTTATCATTTCCATACGTTAGGACAATAAACGTGTATTCGGCTACGTTTTCATAGTGCAACTAAAAAGTTGGCAAAAAATTTGCACCTCGAAAAAACGTGTATTATATTTGCATCATATAATGAAATATAGACGTACGGGTCTATCCGTAACCACGAATATCGAACATAAAGGATACAATAAGACCGTCATAATATTACATGGCGGTCTTTTTATTTATTGACAATATAAAAAACTTACGTTTATGAAAAAATTTCATTCGGCTCTTTTTGACTTTTGTTGGTTCCCTAATTATGACGCATCTATTGAATATCTTGCGAATAATATAGCAGATCCGGAACCATGGGATTTCTCAGATGCTGCGCAAGCCAAATATTCCATTTTGAAAAGTTATATCGAACATACTTTCCGCAAAATTAAATCTGAAAATAAAATATCCTTTTCTTCTGATAACAATTTTGCATGTTTCAATACTGGACTTGTAACTGCAAATTTGGAAAGCATATTTGCTCTTGCTGAACGCAACAATAGGCCAGATGTAGCCGAGAAAGGTTTATCGCCTTATGTTTTCAAGGCATTTGTCAGGGAAAGCGATATTCAGCTAATTAGCAAATTCGGCGATAATATTCCGGACATTGCTGATTTTTTCCAGAAACCCGAGGATTTGATTTTCAATCCTCAATGCAGGGTAGTCCCTCAAATCGACCATATCATTGCGGACAACATGGACAGATTTCCTGCACACATGCAAGGGCTGAGTTCAGACGAAATGCGCAGAAGACTCGTTGGCGCGATTAATGAAGCCCAAAAAAAAGCAAGGTCAAATTACAAAATAGCTGTCCCCCTGTATTACGAAGGGAAAATACAACTTCTGTTGCCCTTATGCCTTACCCCTGGATCACCCAATCCGGATTTAGCTTTAGCCACGCATAAAATAGGGAATAATACCTATACAGCGCGCACATGCTTAACATTGAAGATGGCATATAACAACGCTCGTCTAATCGTTAAGCCGCAAAGTTCATGGCTTAAACCTTAAAATACGGATGGAAGCAACCCCCTCTTGCCCCGGTCAAAAGACCGGGGCGTTTTTCTGTATTTTTTCTTAAAATTACTTGCATAATGTGCCGAAACCCCACACTTTTGTATTGACCCTGTGATGGCACAGGATACATATATCGACGAAATGACAATATACAACCCTTCCGGTAAAGCGATATACGATGCGCCCGTAACAACGAGTGCCATTATCAAATACGCACTTATGGGGGATTATTACATCGAACTCCCCTTTAGTTTGCTTACCCCGCTGGATTTCCCCATCGGATCATACATCACCTACAAAGGCCGCAAATTCGAAATCATGTCGGAGGTTTATCCGGATTTCGACAACAAAACCGGCGGCTACAAATACACGCTTCAGTTCCAGGCGCAGCAAAACCACATGAAAAATTTCATCTGCTTCTGGCTGGGAGGCGATAATCCTGAAGCTGTATTCCACAACACGACAGACTTGGCATCCTTCGGGGCGCTCATCGTCGCCAACATGAACAAGGCGCTGGGAGGAAACAACTGGCAGATGGGAAGTGTAAATGTCGAACATCCGGAAACCAACAAGCTCGTATCGTTCAATGGCGATACCTGTTGGGATGCCTTATCATCCATTGCCGAGACTTTCGATGTCGAATGGTGGACCGAGGAGAACGGCAGTATCGTAACCCTGCATTTCGGAAAACTGAACTTCGGAACGCCGGAAACATTCAAACGCGGAGAAGTCGTCAAAAGCATCCCGGCCAAGAAAGGGGACGATTCCGAATACGGGACCCGTTTCTATGTATTCGGCTCCACGCGCAACCTGACGAAAGAATACGGACAATCCGAACAGGGCGGCGTAACGAACCACGTTTCCGAAGTCCGGTTACGGCTTCCGGATGGGCAGCAATACATAGACGCACGTCCCGGACTTACAAAAAACGAAATCAAGGAAGTCGCAGTGTTTTTCGACGACATCTACCCGAAGAACACGGAAACCGTCACTTCGGTAGAAACTATCGATCGGACAATCATTGAAGGGCAGACCGACAAGGCATACGTCATGGTATGCAACGACACGCCATTTCTACCTTCAGACGTAATCGAAGGAGAAACGCTGGGGGCACATTTTACGAGCGGCGATTTGATCGGCTGGGATTTCGAACTCGCCCTTATCGACGACAATGGCGACAATATCGACCCCGCGACCTGGAAACCCGAAGACGGATTCAACAAGAAATTTGAAATCATCGCCCAAGTCGAAACGTCCGGCGAAAGTCAGCAGATTATACCGAATGAAAACATGCGTCCTCGTGGAAAAGATGATGACCGAGGGCCTGACACTTTCGTACTCACAGGCGTCAAACTCCCCCAGCAACGCATAGACGAAGCAGAACAAGAACTTCTTAATGCCGGCACTTCCTATGCTGCCAAACATAGCAGCGACACGACAGTCTATGACTGTGAAACGAATCCCGTGTATTGTACACACAACGAAAAAAACTACGAAGCAGGACAGGCTGTACGATTAATGGGTCCTCAATTCGGTATAGACGGTCGTCTTTCCCGGATTCAAGGTTATGAAAAAAAACTATACAACGAGTACATCGCAACCTATACGGTAGGCGACAATACACCTTATTCCCGCCTGGGCAGTATTGAATCGGACGTGAAAGCATCGCTCTATTCCCAACGTATAGGCATTGCGGAGAATGGAGCGGCTATATATCTAATCACCCGATACGATAATACTTTTCCGACCGATACAAATGCTTATTCTGCACGAAGGGCAATATGGGAGTTTGCCAACAAGCAGGCACCCGATACGTTCAAGGGTAGAATGACTTTCAACGCAGGGGCACAATTTGGACCATCATATGCCTCCGGTATTACCGGAGTGGGCGGGTTTATAAATGAAAAAGGCGCCGGCGAGCTGGAGAGCCTCTTCATCCGTCGTTTTCTGGAGGTTCCGGAGCTTCGGTACAACCGTGTGGGCATCAGCGTCGGGGATGACTGGAGCGCTCCGGGCGCCGGGGTGATCGAGAGTGTGGACAAGGATCAGAAGCTCGTAACGCTCAAACTCGAAGAGGGCGAGATCGGCGCCGTAGCGGTCGGGGATATCTGCATGGGTATCTTCCACGACTTCGACCCGTCGAACAATGCGACGGCAGATTCCGACGACGGCCGGGGCAACTTCTCTTTCTCAGGCTTCGCAACGGTCTATTTCCGTATCACGGAGGTCCTGGGCGACCGCAACGAGCAGTTCCGCTACGGGCTGCGCCCCCTGTCGGCCACCTTTACCAAGCAGATCGATCCGATGGAATCGATGACCTTCGTAGCCTACGGATCGTTCACGAATCCCGCCCGGCAGAGCTCGCGCTACTCGACGCGCACCTACCAGCGTTATCTCCGCAATGTCAGCGACTGGGAGTTTACGGCCGAGAATATCGCCGCGCAGTTCGGCGACCTTACGAACCTCTCCGTCTTCGGGATCCAGATGTCGGGCTATTCGGCCTATCTGGATAATATCTATCTGCAAGGTATGATCAGCAGCCTGGACAAGAAGGCGCTGCTGGACACCCGGAGCAAGCTGTTCCGGCTGGTAGGCGACAACGGCGTCGGCGTGGCCTTCACCCCGGAGGCAGGCTGGAAGCAAGGCAAGCTCTACGACCCCGCGACGGGACAGTTCCAGAAGGAGTTCGACATCGAACAGATCGATCTGATGGCCGCCAAATCCCGGGCCATTGCCAATTCCGCCGATCGCAAAGCTCAGCAAGCCAAAGATTACATCGATAACACGCTGCCCGGCGAATTGTCCGAGATCAACAAACGGCTGGACGGTGTCGTGGAAAACTGGTTCTATCCCTATACTCCCTCGCTTTACAATGAACCGGCCCAAACATGGATAGCGGACGGCGAGCAGGAAAACCATATCGGCGACACGTTCACCAATACGCTGCCCGCGAATTTCGACCCGACGGACGCAGGCTGCTGGGAGCAGGGCAGCATCGGTGCATCCTATATCGACGGCATTAAGACCTGGGATCAGATCAAAATCGCCGACAGCACCCGCATCCGGCTCAAAACTCCGGTCGGAGGAATACCCAAAGGCGCCGTACTGTCGGTGGGCAAAGGCTATACGATGGGTTACAATCCGATAGCGTCATCCGGAGCGGTTATAGCAAGTTACGTATGGAGCCAGAGCTATACTGTCGGAAGCGACAATCCCTACATGGCTTTTGTCATCCGCAAAACCGATAATGCCAAAATCACTCCGGCGGAATACCCGCAGATTCACTTCACCATATCGAGCGACGAGACGACGAACCCCGATGCGGGCAAATCGTGGCGGTGGGTAAAAGAAGAGGACGGAACCTATAAATGGACGCCGATCGCCGACAGCGATGCGGTAAAGGCCCTGCAAGAGGCGGCGCGGGCGCAGGACACGGCCGATGCCAAACGTCGTGTATTCGTCGTAACACCGACTACACCCTACGATGTGGGTGACATCTGGACGCAGGGCGAAGGTGGCGACATCATGCGCTGTATCGAATCCCGTGCAACGGGCAATTTCGAAAGCTCGGATTGGGACAAAGCATCCAAATACACCGATGATACGGCAGCCAACGAAGCCAAAGACGAGATTGCTAATCTTCAGTTCGGCGCCCGCAACTATATAGCCCGACAATTCCTCTATGCGTGGAACAGCGCCAAAGAGGGTGTTTCGGACGTGGTGACTTCGGGATCGGACGCAGACGGAGCCTACATGAAGATCGATGCCAACAAAGCGAGCAATGCAGGGGTAGCTATTGCGGCTACGAGCCAGATCGTAAACTGGACGGATTGCTTCGGGGGTAAGATCGCCTACAAGGCCGGCATGTCCTATGTCTTCAAGGCACGCATCAAACTGCCGGAAACCAAGACCGGCTGCGTGTTCTGTGCCGTTTATGAAGACGGATACGACATTATATCACGCCCGCCATCTGCTCCATATTCTGATGTGTATGAAGCCGTTTATACGACCAAATCCGGAAAGTCCTTGTTAAAAATCGTACTTTACGTCGATTATTGGCGACCGATTTACATTTACGACATCCAGCTCACGGAAGGCAACAAGGCCCCCACGGGATACATCACGGCCGAAGAGGATGTGCAGGCGCAGATCGAGCAGG